GTAGACGATACGTTTTTACGTGTCGATGCTAAGGATCGTTTAGATATTATCGAAAAAATGCTAAACCTCGATTTAATCGATGTAGAACAAGCTAGACAAATGGAGCAACTTACACCGCTGGGAGATCCAAGTGCTACTAACGTTTAATCAAGAAATTCAAGCTGCAGATACAGAGCGCCGTATCGTCTCGGGACTTGTCGCACCGTACGGAGAAATCGGACACACAAGCGCAGGCCCGGTTATGTTCGAGCGCGGATCCATTACTTACGCCGAAGCTTCACAAATAAAATTATTGATGCAGCACCAACAAGATAAGCCGGTAGGGCGAGCGATTTCGTTTAGTGATTCTACCGCCGGAGTTTATGGATCCTTTCGTTTATCAAGTAGCACCCGGGGACAGGATGCACTTGTGTTAGCGCAAGAAAATCTAGTATCAGGCTTATCCGTAGGGGTGGATGTAACTGCCTCTAAGCCGATGGGAGATTACTTGCTCGTCACGGCTGCAGTCCTGAAAGAAGTATCGCTCGTCGAGAGCGCCGCTTTTAGTAGCGCATCCGTCGATGAAATTATGGCGGCTCGTGCCGCTATTGAAGCTGCCACAAGTACAAAAGAAAAAACTACTACTATTTCTACGACTATCGTAGAGATCGAAACCGAAACAGAAACTGAAAGCGAGGAAGCTGTGACTACAGCCCCAGAAAATACACCGGAGGAGACTCCGGTAGATGCACCGGTCGAGGCTGAAAAAGTCGAGGCCGCTCGTAAGATAATCCGACCATCCGTACTGGATTCACAAAGACCACGTTCACCTATCGTCTCTATGGCAACTTACACAGAGCACAAAATTAAAGCTGCACTCGGTAGCGATGATTCACGTCTCTACGTAACCGCTGCAGATGATTCTTTCGCTACTAACCCAGCGTTTAACCCAACTCAATACCTTTCAGAGTTTGTAACTAATACACGCTTTGGAACTCCGGCTATCGATGCCTGTTCTCAGGGAACTTTGCCAAATCAGGGTATGACTATTAACGTGCCCTCACTTGTTACTTCAGCTGGTGGAGGTTCAGGCGTAGCGCCAACCGTCACAGTAGAGGCCGAAGCTGGTAACGTATCTAATACAGGTATGGTTACAGAATATCTAACCGGTACAGTAAGCAAGTATGCCGGTATGAATACGATTTCAGTTGAGCTCCTCGAGCGATCAGATCCGAATTTTTATGCGGAATTGACTAATCAGCTTCAAAATGCGTATTTGACTACTATCGATACTGCAGTACTTAACGCTCTACTTGCGGCAGGTACTAACGCTTCAGCTACTACAGCTGATAGCGACGGAGTTATCGCTTACAGCTCACAAGCTGCAAAGCTCATCTATGAGAACACTGGTTACTTTGCTCAGAACTACATCGGCAACGGTGCACAGTGGCAGCTACTAATGAGCGCAACAGACACCACAAAGCGACCAATTTACAACGCAATCCAACCAATGAACGCAGCCGGACAGGTGGGCCCAGGCTCTATCCGCGGTAACGTACTTGGACTTGATCTCTACGTAGATCGTAACTTCACAGAGACTACAGTCGATGACGGTTCAGCTATTATCTTGGCTCCTGAAGCTTTCACCGTATACCGTGGACCTCAGGCCTATATGTCAGTAAACGTAGTATCGAACCTTCAGGTACAGGTCGCTATCTACGGATTTATGGCAACTATCGCAAAAATGCCTAACGGTATTATCAAGTTTGCGAAAATCTAAGCAAGTAAACTAATAGTCGGTAGGGCTCTTAGCCCTTTGAGCCCTACCGGCCTCTTTTAAGATTGGAGTAAAGAGATGCCAGCTACATACGTCACCGAAGCAGAGCTACGCGCGAATCTTGGAATTGAAAATCTTTACTCGAGCGATATAGTCGAAACGTGCTGTCAGACAGCGCAGGATCTCCTAAATCAGTTTTTATGGTTCGCCTCAGCTCCGGTAGTAGGAGTAACGCTACAAAATAACGTAGCTACCGCGATGATTGCTAACCCTATGATTTTTACTACAGGGCAGAGCGTAACCTTGAGTGGATGCGGCTCAACCTTTAACGGCACCTATACGATTACCGGTACGATGCCTTGGAGTACAGGGACCGTAAGCCAAATGCCTAGCCTTATATGGAACCCTTATATGTGGAACTGGCCTGCCGGCTATAGCTTTATCCAATTTACTAAGACAGCGGCAGACGTTAATTTTCAGCGCGTACTACCTTACGGCTCAGCTGTAGGAGCAGATACAAAGACTAACTCCTACGCAACTACCCCGGCTATCCGTGAAGCCGCGATGATCCTTGCAGTAGACATTTTCCAAGCTCGCCAAGTCTCACAAACTGGCGGCGTATCGATTGATGGCTTTAGCCCTAGCCCTTACCGTATGGGCAACTCAATGATTGGAAAAATCAGGGGCCTTATTAGCGGCTATCAAAATCCTAACAGTATGGTCGGATGAGATGCCTGCACCGATTACTACACTCAGAGCCTCAGTAGCTACAGCTTTAGCTAATCCAAACGTATGGAATACCTACAGCTTTCCGCCTCCAACTATTACAGCTAATAGCGTAATCGTGGCCCCAGCGGATAATTACATTACTCCGAGTAATAACACTTATAACACGATAGCGCCTCTAGCTAACCTAAAAATTATTATGACGGTACCTATGCTCGATAATCAAGGCAACTTGAACGGTATCGAAACTACAGCGGTAGCAGTATTTAATAAACTAGCTGCCTCAAATATCGTAATGAATATTGGCAGTATGTCGGCTCCTACAGTACTTAGCGTACAGAGTGGGGATCTACTTACCGCTGATTTTACTATCTCAATTCTCACGAGCTGGAGCTAACAAATGGCATATACAGAGGATGACCTAAAGTTTTTGCGAAAGATCGGGCAGATCGTAGATGAGCCTGCACCTATCAAAGTAGCAAAAGAAAAACCAACACCAACTACAACCGAAAGCGAGGAATAGGCTAATGGCTATATTCTTATCAAATGGAGTGGTCGTAACCCTTAACTCGGTAGACCTTTCCGATCACGTAACGAGCGCAACAATTAACCGCGTATTCGAGGAGCTGGAAGTTACAGCTATGGGAGATAATTCGAGACGATATGCCAAGGGCCTAGAAACCTCGACCGTAACTCTTGACTTCCTAAACGATACTGCAGCCGGTGAAGTGCTAGCGACTCTCCAAGGTGCTTGGGGTACTACAGTGCCTCTAACGCTTAAGCAGACAAGCGCAACTATCTCAGCTACAAACCCTGAGTATCAGACCACAGTACTAGTTAATAACACTACAGATATTAACGGTGCCGTAGGAGATATCTCTACACAGAGCATTACGTTTACTTGTAACTCAGTTATCGTAGTAGACACAACCGTATAATCAACTAACAAAGGGGCAACAAATGGCACGACTCAAGATAACAAGGGCTACCGGTGAAGTGACCGAACACCAAATCACTCCACGGATTGAGTACGCCTTTGAGCTCTATGCAAAGAAAGGTTTTCATAAAGCCTTCCGAGAGGATGAAAAGCAGACCGATCTCTTTTACCTTGCTCACGAGTGCTTACGCAGTAGTGGAGAAGTAGTAAAACCTTTCGGCGCTGAATTCCTCGATACGTTAGTAAAGGTCGAGGTCCTAGACGATGAACCTTTAGGCTAGGGCGGGATTCCCTTACCTATCAAATAGCCCAGCTATCGATACGGTTAGGGATCTCGCCTCAGTCGGTTATCGATCTAGATACAGAGATGTACAAGATGCTAGTCCAAGTATTAAACGATCAAGCTAAGGAGGCTGAGAGAAATGCCAGTAGAAATAAAAGGCGTTAAAAGCACTCTCAAAGCTATCCGTAAAGTAGATCCTGAATTACTTAAAGAGATGAACGCTCAGATTAAAGCCGTAATGATTCCTATCCGGGATAAGGCTCGAGGATACGCTCCATCTCCTCAACCGGATAACCTATACGGCTGGAACGAAAACACAGT